AAGATCGGCGATTACTTCTCATACGATGCCACATTCTTTGAGATCATTCAACACCAGATTGAGTCCAACATCTACGGTCAGATTGAGCATGCAATGGGCGTAAAAATCATGGGCCGTCAGGCAAGATTGGGCCAGATTCAAAAAGATCCGAATGGTCCAACATCAGAGAGCTACACGGATCCAGGCTCTGTGCAAGAAACTTTTGTGCAGCAGCGCGGATTTGAAGAGAATAGACTTGGCCCAACTGGCGATACTCGAGCGCTGCAAGAAAAAGGTGTGCTCGATGCTCCAATTTCTGGTCCGGCTGAAGTGTCTGAGCGCGGAGATCCGGAAGATGTCGGCTCTGCATTCTACGATGAGAGTTAGCAGATATGAGTACCCGTGAGACATTAGAGGCTAATAGCCAAGGTAACATACCTGTATCTGGAGAGAATGCCACAGATGCCATTCTGGATATCCCCAGCTGCACTATAGAAGATATAGACAGAGGTGTCTTTGATCTATTGGACAGAGACTTGCCATTGCACTACACTTATAAGAAGCGCACCAAAAGAGTGCCGATCGTGTTTGCATCTGGCGAGAGATTTGCCCTGATAGCCAGAAAGAAACCTCTTCGAGATGTCAACAATGCTCTCATACTCCCTGTTATATCAGTGATGAGACAGGGAGTTGATATGAATAACGAAATGGGATTAGCTTCCAATCAAGCTGTTCCGCATGTAATTCGTACAAAATTGTCTCGAAAGGATCCGAAATATCAAAGAATTGCCAATAAGCTCAACTTAAAAAATTCTGATGATCTGCCATCTTCTGATGCATTTTTGGAACCAGATAAAACTCAGCCACTAACTGGTGCGAAACCTGGCCGTTTCGCTAGCAGAAGGCAAGGTTCGAACGTCCCTTTAGGCGTTAGAAGAGGAGACTTATTGTCGCCAGAGTTGGACGATAACATTTTTGAAGTTACAGAAATGCCTCCTGTGCAGTTTATCACTGCCACTTACGAAGTCACCGTATGGACGCAATATGTTCAACAGATGAACGACATTATGATGGCAATTGCTTCTAACATGCAGAGCTACTCTGGCAGATCTTTTAGACTTGAGACCAAAAAAGGCTACACTTTCGTTGCTTATCTGGATTCTAACTTTGATCCTGGCAATAACTTTGATGATTTTACCGACGATGAGAGAATAATCAGAACCAGTTTCACACTCAAAGTGCCTGGATACCTTTTGGGGTCCACTTATAAAGGAGCACCAAATAGACTAAGAAGAGTGATGTCATCCCCGCAGGTCACATTTGAAGCAAATTTTGTAAATGGAGAAGTAGAATATCCAAACAAAGTTTCAAACATACCTAGTGGTGATTCATCAGATTATCTTTTAGACAATCGCAGTATTGACGCTCCTTTGCCTGGACAGGCAATTGCCGACAGTTCTACATCGGCAACGGATCCTAGGCAGCCTGGAGTTCAAAATTTGGACAAACAAGATACTGCGCTTATTGGAGGCATTACAAACGACATTGTGGCGCATCCGACAAATTATATTAGTGGCTCTGCTGAAAGAGGCGGTAGCGGTACTCCGGAAAGGATACCAGTGGTTGTTACTGAAAAAAATCCTTTTTCTGGTGAAAACGAAGAAGCTCGATCCTACCTAAAGACACGAACCAGCCGAAATGGCGAAACGGTTTACAGAGAGGTCTTTTAATGCTCGAACAAAAGAATTTAGTTTTTGCCAGTATTTTTAGATTTCCACAGATACTTACAGTAGAGCTTCGCAAATTAGCAAACAGGAGAAGTCATGGCTGAACAGACATTTAGATCACCGGGATTTTTCGACCAGGAAATCGATCTTTCCGGACGCGTGACACAAGTCAACGGAATTCCGGCCGGCGTGGTTGGCACGGCTGAAAAAGGACCGGCTTTTGTGCCAGTTACAGTAGGGTCTTTTGCGGACTTTGAGACCAAGTTCGGATCATTAGATCCCAAGCGTTTCGGTCCATATGCTGTACAAAAATGGTTAGAAAATAGAACGGCATGCACGTATGTTCGTGTTTTAGGCGCCGGAGCAAATGAGACAGCAACTCATATTGCAAATACGCGTACTGCCGGCATTGTTTCAAATGCAGGTTTTAGAGTTTCCGGAACAGTTTCTGCAGATGGTACTGTTGTCAGCGCAGAAGGCGACGTGCAGTTCATTATTGCAAAGCACAATGCTGTAGCAGATGAAGCATCTGGGTTTCCTGTTTTTACTGATAATGCTAGTGTTTCCAATACAGATGAAATCGGTCTCGTTAGAGGCATGGTCATGCTGGCTTCTGGCACTAGACTTCTTGCGATTAACCACGATGGCAGTTACTCCAATGTTGCAACTGAAGCAACAGTAGGCAGCATTGCTGGTTCCTCACTGTCAGCTTCGAAATATTTCAAGCTCGTTATCAGCTCTTCAGCAGGCGCAACGTTTGGTAACGACGAGTCTCAAGCAGGTATTAGAATTCTATCAGCTTCGCTTGATCCGAACGATGGTGCTTATATTGCCAAAGTTCTAAACACGGATCCTCTGAGATTTCAGCAAGATCAGCACTTACTTTACATGGATTTCGCAGTTGAGCACGACTTGGCGCCTGTAATCGCAGCTGACGACATAGGAAACATTCCAACTGTTGCTATCGTCTCTGGTTCTAGCGATAACAGCGCAAATGATCCTTTGGACAATGCTTTTGAGACCCTGTTTGGACGTTTTGATACAAGATACACAACTCCTAAGACATCAGATTTCATTTCGCAGCCTTACGGCAAAGCAGAATACGATCTTTTCCGTTTCGAAACAATCGACGACGGAGCTTACGCTAACGAAAAGTACAAGGTGTCGATTGCCGGCCTTAAGGCTTCCACTAATGAAAAGCAGCCTTATGGATCATTCGAAGTTCAGGTTCGTTCATTCGAAGATTCAGATGGAAATTCTGCCATCTTGGAACGATATCCTAACTGCTCTCTTGATCCAAACTCAGATCGATACATAGCTCGTCTAATTGGTGACAAGAAAGTTAGATTTGATTTTGATCAGGAAGATCCAGACGAGAGAAGATTAGTTGTTACGGGCAAGTATCCGAATGTCTCGTCTAGAATTCGCATCGTAATGAACGAGCAAGTAGACAAGGGCCAAGTGCCTAAAGATGCTTTACCATTTGGTTTCCGCGGTATCCCAGTTGTCAAGACAACGGATACGCTTACAGATTCGACGTCTGCTCTATCTTTTGACGGCACGACTTACGGTGGCACTTCGGTTAATAGAATAGCTTATTCTCCAACCGGCGTTACTTCTTCTATCGTGCCTCCTATGCCTTATAGAGTCAAGGTTACTCGAGGTGCAGTGGCTAGTTCTCCTAGCTTCTTGGGAGATCCTGGTGAAGACGAGAGAGTCGACGGTCGTCTGTACTGGGGCGTAAAGACTAATCCAATACCGGTTGATTCTACAACTGATTCTGTGAACGGCGTTGAAAATGCAGCACTTAATGCAAATATTGGCGCTGGAATTAACCCACTCGTTAGGGCATACACTAGATTCCAGGGAATTCAGAAACTGGATACTTTGGTCACCGGCTCTGGTAAGGACGCGTTCAACAACAACAAGTTCACCCTTGCAAGAGTTGCTCTCTACAACGCAGCTTCGACGCTATCTGATGTGACAACTCAGGTGACTGGAACTGCTACTGAGCACATGCTTCAAGCAGCTTACGTAAGAAACGGAATTCCTAATTCTGTTACCTACACTGTAGACGATGGAACACGCGCCAATAGAATTACAATGGCATCGCTGATTGCAACATCTTCAGCGCTGTTCAATCGCTTTACTGGCTTCGCAAAATTTACCAACGTTTTCCACGGCGGATTTGATGGCGTCAACATTCTTGACGAAGATCAGTTCTACTTCCGTGACCGTGCTCTATCGGCAGATACCGGCGGTAAAAATGTCACGCTTCCTGACATCGGTCTTGATGTAAATGTTGCCGGTAGCGGCCGCAGAAATAACCAGGTCTACTCGTTGCAGAAAGGCATTGATATCATCACCAACCCAACGACTTCTAAGATTAACCTCTTGGCAGTTCCTGGTGTGAGAGATGCATACGTGACTGACCACGCTGCTGATGCGACCAAGGCTTACAATTTGGCAATGTATCTCATGGACATTCCTGAGTACGACAAAGATAGCAATCGTCTCTACGATGATTCGACTGCAAGATCTAGCGTCGACAAGACAATTGCCCAGTTCGATGGTCGTCAAGTTGACAACAACTACGTGGCAACTTACTTCCCAAATGTTGACATCCAAGACAACGTCAATAATCGTGTGGTTGAAGTTCCACCATCCGTTGCTGCTCTCGGAGCCCTCGGATTCAACGACAAGACACAGCAAGTTTGGTTTGCCCCAGCTGGTTTCAATCGAGGTGCTCTTGATTTTGTTACAAATGCTGAGAACAGACTTTCTTCAAATGATCGTGATGATCTCTACGATGCTCGAATTAACCCAATCGCGACCTTCCCGCGGGCCGGATTCGTTATCTTCGGTCAGAAAACTCTGCAAGTTGCACAGAGTGCTCTCGATCGAATCAATGTTCGCAGAATGATGCTTGATGTCAAGCGTAGAATCGGCGGCATTGCTCAGAGATTGGTGTTCGAACAAAACAATGCAACAACCCGAGCTCGCTTCACTGCAGAGGCAGTACAGCAGCTGACAATTGTTCAAGCCGGACAAGGCATCGAGGCCTTCCGGGTTATTTGCGATGACACAAACAACACTGCTGCCGACATTGAGCAGAATCGCATGCGCGGCCAAATTCAGGTCGTGCCGACTAGAGCGGTCGAGTTCATTGCAGTTGATTTCATCGTCACAAATAGCGGCGTTACATTTGAGTAAGAGGATAAATAGAAACAGGCAGGAGAAAAAATGGCAGAGTTAACATTCCCAGTTAGTCCAGG